AGCGCCGATTTACCCCCGAGAGGGATTTGGGGGGAGCGGGCGGTGAAATAATCCCTGCGCGGGACGCGGGAGCGGGACGCGCGGGTGGGACACGGGCGCGGGACGCCTGGCCCTTGGACGGCCTGCGGCCGCCTGTCTGCCTCAGGTTTCGAGTCTTGGCGCTCAGCTGAGCTCGGCGGATAAGCGAGAGGGAGGGAAACCATGAGCCGAGAGGAGAAATATGTGGAGATGCTGAAGGAGCTGGGGATCTACCGGCCGGCCTTTGACGGGTCCATCAAGGCCCTGGCGGAGCTGGAGCGGGACCTCCAGCGGATGCGGAAGGCGTGGATCGCCGCGGGCGGCGACGCGGCCTCCAAGGCATATCCCCTCATCGCCCAGACCCGGCGGGATATCCTGACCCACCGGGCGGAGCTGGGGCTCACCCCCAGGGCCTTCGGGAAGATCACCGGGGGCATGGAGGCGGAGACTCCGGCGGAGCCTGCCGGGGACAATGTGCTCACCCTGGTGCGGGAAAAGCACCGGGGGGCGGGGTAGCTTTTGGATTCGGGCCTGTCCCGGGCGAGCGCCCGGTGCGGGACGGAATGAGAGCTGACGGAACAATTCTCTCTCAATTCCCCGGCGCCGGAGATTTCGGGACAGCATCTCCGGCGCCCGGGAGAGGCCCGAAGCGAGGAAGAGAACCACCGGAAAAGGGGGAAACGGAATGAGATCGGGATGACCGGGCGGCAGGCGCCCCGGGTGCGGGTGGAGCCGGGACGGGTCGGGTCCTTCGGCGGGGACGCGGCCATGCTCATGGCAGCCTACGGCTCCCCCCTGGACCCCTGGCAGCGGGACGTGGTGGACTGCTGGCTGGGAGTGGACGAGGACGGGGCCTATACTGTCACCTCCGGCGGGCTGGCGGTGCCCCGGCAGAACGGCAAGAACGTCTGCCTGGAGGCCAGGGAGCTCTTCGGCCTGGTGGTCATGGGGGAACGCATCCTCCACACTGCCCATCAGGTGCGGACCACCAAGAAGTCCTTCCGGCGTCTGGTGGCCATGTTCGAGGACAAACGCCACCCGGAGCTCATGGCCATCGTCAAGACCGTGCGATACACCAACGGAGAGGAGGCCATCGAGCTGGACAACGGCGGCTCCATCGAGTTTTCCGCCCGGTCCCGGCAGGCCGCCCGAGGCTTTGCCGGGGTGAGCCTTATCGTCTACGACGAGGCCCAGGAGCTCACCGACGACCAGATCGAGGCCACCATGGCCACCCTGGCCGCTTCCGCCACCGGAACCCGGCAGCTCCTCTACACCGGTACGCCCCCCTATCCCGGCTGCCCCGGCACCGTTTTCCGCCGGCGGCGGACCGTGTGTCTCTCGGAGCCGGGAGCACACGACAGCTGGCATGAGTGGAGCGCCGAGGGGGAGAGCGTGGAGGCCATCCAGCGGGAGGACCGGGCCCTGTGGTACGCCGTGAACCCCTCTTTGGGGGTCCACCTCACGGAGGAGTTTACCGCTGAAGAGTGCCGGACCATGACCGCCGACGGCTTTTGCCGGGAGCGGCTGGGCTGGTGGTCCCCAGTGCTCACGGAGGAGACCGACCGGGCCATCGACCCGGCGGCATGGGAGGCCTGCCGGTCCGACGCGCCCAAGCCCGAGGGGAAGACCGCCTACGGCGTGAAGTTTGCCCCCGACGGGTCGGAGGTCTGCCTGTGCGGGGCGGTGTGCCCCCGGGAGGGCCCCGCCCGGATCTCCGTCATCGAGCGACGGCCCACGGGCCAGGGAGTTCGATGGCTGGCGGATTGGCTCAACGCCCGGTATGACAAGGCCAGCTGCGTGGTCATCGACGGGCGCAACGGCGTGGATGTGCTCATCGAGCGCATCCGGGAGACCTGGAAGAACAAGCAGAGCGTGGTGCGCCCCGGAGTGCGGGACGTGCTGGCCGCGGTGAGCCTGCTGGTGACCGAGGTGGGGGAAGGGACCCTCACCTGGTACGGGCCCCAGGAGGCCCTGAAGGACTCCGCCCTGTCCAGCGTCAAGCGCCCCCTGGGGGGCGGCTGGGCCTTCGGCGGGGAAGACGCCGCGCCCATCGAGGCGGCGGCCCTGGCCCTGTGGGGGTGCAGGACCTCCAAACGGGACCCGGGCAGGACCATGCGGATCGGTTAGAAAGGAGTGAGCGGTGATGCAGCTCATGGGGAATGTCGCGGCGGCGGTGGGGCTGCCGGCCAGGGAGCGGGAGACCCTGTCCAGACTGCTGGAGGTCTTTGCCCGCCACCAGGCGGCCAACGCCCGGAAGCGGCGGTATTACGAGGGACACGTCACCCTGGGGGAGGTCAATCTGGGCCTGGCCCTGCCAAAGGGCATGGACGGGCTGGAGATCGGCTGCGCCTGGGGAGAGAAGTGCGTGGACGTGCTGGCGGCCCGGTCCATGTTCGACGGCTTTGTGGGCAAGGACGGCCAGAGCGCCGGGACCATGGCGCGAATCGTAGAGGAAAACCGGCTGCTGGCGGAGTATCGCAAGGCCTGCCGGGACGAGCTCAAGTACGGCTGCACCTTCGCGGCCCTGTCGGCGGACCGGACGGCGGGGTGCCGCATCCGGTTCCACAGCCCGGAGACCGCCGCGGCGGAGTGGGACGGTCAGGCCGGCCGGGTCGGCGCGGGCTTCTGCATCGTCGCCCTGGCCCAGATGGACCTGGACCGGCAGCCGGAGCCCTCGGTGCTTCACCTCCACACCGACGAGGCGGTGTGGGTCCTCCGGCGGAGCCGGTATCAGCAGTGGACTGCCGAGGAGCACTCCCACGCCATGGGGCGGCCCCTGATGGAGCCGCTGGTGTGGAACGCCACCAGCGGAAAGCCCTTTGGGCGGTCCCGTCTGAAGAAGCCCGTCCGGGAGCTCATCCGGGGGTATGTGCGCACCGTGGCCAACGCCACCATCGGCCTGGAGTTTTCCACCGCCCCCCAGAAGTATCTGCTGGGGGTAACCGACGCCCAGTATGACGCCGTCATCGACAGGAAATTTCAGACCTATGTGGGGTCCATGCTGGTGGGGACCACCAACCCGGACACCGGGGAGAACCCCAGCTACGGACAGCTGCCCCAGGGGAACCTGAAGCCCCATGTGGACATGCTGCGGATGCTCTCCACCCAGTTTTCCGCCGCCACGGGCCTCACCGTCACTGACGTGGGGGTGGTCAACGACGCCAACCCCACCTCCTCCGACGCGATCCTGGCCCAGAGCCAGACCCTCATCCTCCTGGCCGAGGAGCTTAACGCCGCCAACGGGGCCAGCCTCAACGCCATCGCCAGGATGGCCCAGGCCATCGCCCGGGACGTGGCCCCGGAGGAGCTCACCGAGGAGGAGCGGGACGTGGTAGCCCACTTTAAGAACCCCGCCATGCCGTCGGTGGCCGTCACCGCCGACGCCGCCGTGAAACTGGCCGCCGCCCGGGAGGGCTTTGGCCAGACCGACGTGTTTTTGGAGATGGTGGGCTTTGACCAGGCGGATATCCGGCGCATCCGGGCCCAGGAGGCAAGGAGCCGGGGGCTGGCCATGCTGACGGAGGTCCTGAACGATGAGAGTGTCGAGGCATGATTGGCAGACGTTTACCCGGCGGCTGGCGCAGCTCAATCAGGCAGCGGGGGCGGCGATGGAGGCCTGGCTGGCGGCAAATCCCACGGCCGCGCAGCAGGAGATCGAGGCGGCAGCCTTCGCCATAGCCACCCGATACGGCGAATCTGTGGCGGCGGTCGCCTGCCTGATGTACGACGCCATCGGCGAGGCTCAGGGGGTGACCCTGCCCCCGGCGGAGCCGGCGCCTACAGCCACCTATGAGGAGACCGTCAAGGCGGTGCGGGGGACCCTGAAGAACGGGCACTCCACGGTCCCGGCCACGGTTTCCCGGCTGGTGAAGCAGGCCGGGGCGGACACGATGCTCCAAAACGCCCGGCGGGACGGGGCGGAGTTCGCCTGGATCCCCATGTCGGACAGCTGCCCCTTCTGCCTGATGCTGGCTTCCAACGGGTGGCGGCGGATGAGCGCCAAGGCCCTGAAAAACGGACACGCTGAGCACATCCACGCCAACTGCGACTGTGAATACTGCGTCCGGCACGACGGCGCGAGCTCGGTGGAGGGGTATGACCCCCAGGCCATCTATGACAGGCTGCGCGACGCAGACCCGGAGGGGTCCTGGGAGGACCGGGTGAACGCCCTGCGGCGGGAGCAGTACAAGGCGGACGCCGACAGGATCAACCAGCAGAAGCGCCTCGCCTACCGGGCCAGGAGGGACCGGGAGGCGGCGGAGTAACCGATTTGGTTTCTGCCTTCGCCCGGGCGGCGCGTACAGACCGCCCGCATGAATTTCCTCCTGTATCCCCGGGTCCGGAGCTGGTTTTCTTCCCTTCTTTTCACTGCTCCGGCGCCCGGGCGAGGGCAGAAAAAACAGACCGACGACGGTGCCCGAATCGGGCACGGGAACTGATAGCACGGCCCGGCATGCCGGGTCTGGTTATACCATATCGCTGGGCGCCGGGCGGAACGGGCGCACCCGCAGCGGGGGACCGCCGGCCCCGGAACAAGACGGCGTAAGCGGGGGAAAGGAGCAAGCATGAATCGGGACTTTCTCAAGGGCCTGGACCTGGGCGAGGGCGCCAAGCTGCCGGACGCGGCGGTGGAGGCCATCATGGCGGAGCACGGCAAGGCGGTGACGCCTCTGCGGGACGCTGTGGACACTCTGACCCGGGAGCGGGACACCTGGAAGACCCAGGCGGAGGGCGCGCAGGACTGGAAGGCCAGGTATGACGCGGATACGGCGGACCTCCGGGCCAAGGCAGACGCCCTACAGAAGACCATCGACATCCGGGACGCCAGGGACAAGGTCTCCGCCGAGACTGGCGTGCCCGCGGACCTCCTCACCGGCGAGGACGAGGAGAGCTGCAAGCAGCAGGCGGAGAACATGCTCAAATGGCGGGGAACCAAACCCAAGTACCCGGACACCGGTGACGGGGGCGAGGTCCGGGGAAATCCCGGCGGGACGACCCGGGACCAGTTTGCCCACTGGTTTTCCGCCGCACAGAAAGGAGACTGAACCATGGCAGATATCAACAGAACCGCGATCGCCCTGCCCACCGACGTAAGCCAGGAGATCCTTCAGAAGACCCAGGACGAGAGCGCCGTCATGCGGCTGGCCCGGCAGGTCGCCCTGCCCGGCCGCGGCCTCACCATCCCCGTGATTCTGGGGGACCCCACCGCCGAGTGGGTGGCCGAGACCGGGGTGAAGCCCGTGAGCAACCCCACCGTGAGCAAGAAGGTCATGCAGGCCTATAAGCTGGCCGTCATCGAGACCTTCTCCGAGGAGTTCGTCCGGGATGCCAAGGCCCTGTACGACAGCCTCATCGCCCGGCTGCCCCTGGCCCTGGCCGCCATTTTCGACAAGACCGTGCTGGGCGCCGTGAACGCCCCCGGCGAGAACTTTGACACCTTTGCCGGCTGCACCGCCCAGAGCCTGGTGACCGGCGAGGGCCACACCGCCTATGACGGCCTGGTGGCGGCGGACACTGACATCGGCGTCCACGGCGGCGTGCTGTCCGGCTTTGCCCTGGGCGCCCAGGGCCGCGGGCTCCTCCTGGCGGCCAAGGACTCCACCGGCCGGCCCCTCTTTGTCAACTCCGCCGCCCAGGGCGCCATCCCCATGATCCTGGGGGTGCCCGCCTACCAGAACAAGGGCCTGTACAAGGCGGGCACCGCAGCCTCCGGCTCCGGCTCCTCCGCCGTGGCTGGGGTCCCCGACATCGTGGGCGTGGCCGGCGACTGGACCCAGGCTATGTACGGCACCGTGGAAGGGATCAAGATCGACCTGAACACCAAGGGCGTGGTCACCGTTGGCAGCGGCCAGGACGCCGCCACCGTGA